ACCACCGGCGGGCCTATCGGCTGGGTTCGACGGGTGTTTGGGCCCAGCCAATTTCAACGCGCGTTCCAGCCTAATGTTTTCCTCGGCCAGCCGCACCAGCTCGGCACGCAGTCGCTTGATGGTTTCGCTTGTGGTGCTCACGGCTTGGGCGCCACTGCTGCAACGACCTCGCGCAACCACTCGATCTCGGCCCGCAGCCGCTCGACCTCCGGTTCGTGCGCGGTGGCTACCAATTGCAATGCCGCTACATGCTCGCGCAGCCGCGTGATTTCGTCGGCGGCCTCATGGCAGGTTTCCCATCCGAGATTACGCAGCCGCGCGACAATGTCGGTCATCGCAGCGGTGCCTGACAGCCCAGGAGCACGATCGCCAGCAGCGTGCCGCAGGCGATGCAGAACAGCACCCAGCCAAATGCCGGCGCCCATTGCGGGATCATTCCTGATCCCTCCGCGCCGGCTTGCGGACGATCTCCCCCGAAAATTTCCGCCAAGCCGTGATCTTGCGATCCCGCCGGATGCCAGCGGCGGTCGATCGGACGCGATTGCTTTTCGCTATTGCCGGCACGTCGACCGTTGAAGTCTTGGTTTGATGACAGGCGGCGCACAGACATTGGATATTCTCCAGGCTGTTATCATGGGAGAATTCCGATGGGTTGACATGATCGAAGGCGAATTTGCCGATCACCAGAATGGCGCCGCAACGCTCGCAATGTCCATCTGCACGTTGCCAAGCGGCCACCTTGGTTCTCCTTGGGAATTCAGCGCGCATGGTCGGCGACATCATCGGCGAATTTAACGCCGCGCTTGGTGCCCTCTGCCATGATGAATTCCAGAAAGCTTATCATATCGCGTTTCAACATCTTGGATGATTGATTGCCGTAAGGAATAAAGCCGTTGCCATCGAGCGACGGCAGGAACTCAATCTCCTGTCCCCAGGCGTGCAGCAAGATCGCCTTCCAGCGTTCGGGCTCATAGAGCTTGCCGGCATGCACAAGCTGCTGGCTGAATTCGGTCAGCATCGCCCACATCTTGGCGTTCTGTTCGGACGAGCGGCGCTCCTCCTCCTCCAGCACAATCATCTTATAGGCATGGCCGGCAGTGAACGACTGCTCGGCCAGCCGCGAAAACCTGTCCATTGGCTCCATGGCGTGACCATTCCATGTGAAATAGATCGGCGGGGGCGTCATGCCGCCTCCTGCATGTACCGCTTGCGGAGCAGATCAACGGTGGCGTCGAGATCGATGAGGAATTTCACCACCTCCTGATCAATCTCGGCGATCCGCTTGTCATCGCGCGGCACCCGGCAGATGTAGAGTTGCATGGGTTCGGGGAGCCGCTTGTCGAACGATACGAAATCGCACCATATCGCGCCGGTGCAGCGCATCTGGAATTGCATCTGATCGATGTATTCCGGCCCGATCTTGCCGCCGAGCAGCGTGTCGATGTGGGTGGCGCTGTTGGGACACTTAAACTCCGCGAGCCCCTCCTTGCCGATCAGCCCATCAGGCGAGGCGCCCGCCATGGCAATTGTCGGGTGATCGATAAACCCTACTTCCTCGATTTCAACGCCGGCCTTGAGCGCATAGGCAAACCGGGCCTCGGGCTCGGTTTCGGTGCCATAGATCATGGCGGGGGATTGGTAGGACGGCGCCGGCACGCCGGTCAGCCGTTCACAGACAAGCTCGGCCAAGTAATTTTTCCGGCCCGTGGTGTAACCACCACTGCGGGTGACGGCCACGATGTCATGCACACGCGAAGCCGTCACCCGCCCGCAGCGGGCTTGTTTCCATTCTTGGCTACCCTGCTGCATTGTTCTTATCCTTGCGCCAATCCTCGAACGAGCAAGTGCAATGCCCGCCGGCGATCTCTCTGATCCATTCGGCTTTGAGTCGTTGATCGGATTTTGTCGGCCTATCCGGGGTATATTGTCCGGTCAGTAGTCGGAATTCCAGCAGCGTTGTTTTCCCGCATTCCGGTAGGCTCCTCAGATCACTGTCGGAAGCCTTCCTCAACTCTCCGATCGTTTTGATGTTGGCGCGGCTGGCCACATGCTCGGCACGGCCGGTCAGCACCACATCTGACAGCAGGGTGTCGTCGGACAACAGCGTGCCATCCTGTGGCTTCACGACTGTGCCTCCACCTTCGGAAGTTTCTTGACGTAGGCAAGCGCGGTGGCGAAGCGTTCGGGGGCGAGGTCGGTCAATTCTGTGATGTGGGCAAAATCACAAAACCATTGATCGGTGCGGCCAACGTCGTCCAGGGCTTCGCTCAATTCGAAGGCTTGGGCGTCGCTGAGTTTGCCGGCCGGCTTGCCATTGTTGGCGGCTTTGTGTGCCTTTTCTGCCCCGGTTGCGTCGTCGTCTTCATCGGCGGCAATGCCAATCAGAGCGGAGAGCGAATAGCGGCGCGCGTAGGTTAGTGCCGAGCCGATCTCTTGCGGCCGCCCGGCCATCGGCAGGGGGTGTTCGCTGGCAATCCACTGGCCAGACGTATGCAGCAGCCGGGTATGCAAGACACCGTCGCCAATAGTCTGAACGATGGCGAGCCCGTTGGCGGACAGCGGCTTGCGCGCGGCACTGAGGACGGCAGCAAGATCGGCATATTTCGATTTGAAGTGCGGGTTCACGCGGTTCATGACGGCGTTCTCCATCATGCCCTGAGCGGCGGCCAAGGCGGCGGCGAGCTCGTCAATTTGCTCGGATGTTTTCACGATGATTTCCTCTTGCGGCGAACGGTTGCTAATTCCTCGCGCAGCGCGGTCTTGACGGCGGCCATCAGGGCTTCGGTCTGCGATTTAACTTGGTGGTCGATGTATTTCTTGTAACCGTCAGCAACGCTCCAGAAGTTAGAGCAATGCTCGATCGCCTCGACCATCCCGGTGCGGCATGCTTCGCGGATCATGGGCCGGAGCAGGGCGCGCTGCTTGATGATACTCTCGCCGGCGCGTGCTATCTGCTTGGTGGTCGGCTGCTTGGGCGGTCGGCCGCGGCGTTTCTTGGCCATCACTCCACCCCATCCGATGTCATGGTGTCCAACTCGGCGTCCTTGCGGGCCTGCTCCACCTGCTCGCGCAGTTCCTTCACGCGCTCGCGGTCCAGTGGCATCCCCATTCCGAACTCGGCGATTTCGAGCCGGAGTTGCAGGGCGCGGAAGTGTTGTTTGGGGGTCATCTGTCTTCTCCCGTTTCAATGTCCCTTTCTAGGTCACAAGCTGTGACCTGTCAAGTAGGGAGGGAGAGCACGCCGTTAAGTTCGGAAAAATTGTATCGCTTGGATTTGGCTTCGCCGACATTCTCGGTGGCGAGTTTAATCACGACGTTACCGATCTCGTAGGGACCGCGATCGCCAAAGCGGGCCATACAATATTGACCACGATGGCTGCCTTTCATCCGAACCCAATCCGGCCCCAAAGCCCGTTCCCACAGCCATAACCATTGTTCATACGTCAACCGAAATGGAACCTTCCGCGTTCGGGCTCCGGCTACACTGGCATAAAACTTCTGTTTGAGTGCCGACTGCGGCGACCTTCCTGTGTAGGCCATCACATCCTCCACGTTGTGTTTACCGGTGCGGCGTGCGTCACCGCCGCACCGGGCCTTGCTTGCGGGAACCTTACGAGGGCGCTATATTACCACAACTTGAAACCCGCAACAGGTCGTGATAGGGAGTAAGCATGCGAATTAACTTCGCCGGCGAAGCGATTGATGTTCTAGGCGGCAACATCGCCGTTGGTAAGCTGTTCGGGCTCGACTACCGGGTGGTGCTCAACTGGCGAACGAGGGGCTTTCCGCCCGACACCTATGCGGTGTTGGCGCCTGCGCTGACCGCCAAGGGTTACGAATTCAGCCCCCTGCTGTTCGCCCAGAAGCTGCACGCGGCGCAATTGCACGAGCTCACCAAGCCCAAGCATCGCAAGCGGCGCAAGCGATCGGCGCCGGTAACGGAGGACGCACGCAATGGCTGACCGATTGACCGACCTCGTGCTCGGGCTGCAACGCATGGCCGAGAATGCCCGGCTGCGCGGCGACGACCTGCGCTACCTGCAGGAGCACGAAACCCGCGACCATATCGAATGGCTCGACCAGCAGCTGGACATGGTCGAGAAGGTGCGGGCGGTGTTCATCGAGGAGCGCGGCCGGTTCAAGCCGCAGCAGCGCCGCGATCAGATCGCGCAGGACGCCGGCCCGCTGCCCCGCATCGTCAAGCAGGGCCCGAAGGAAGCCGCGGGGTGAATACCGGCCCGACCTTCGTTCTAACCTTGGTTGCCCCGCCCGGTACTGACGCCATTCCTGGCCTGCGCTGGCTGCTCAAGACGGCCTGGCGCAGATTTGGCCTGCGCTGTATCGATGCGCGGGAGCAATCCCCCCAGCCAACCACAAGATGTAGTGGTCTAGAAGATTATTCCCTCTAGTCTGTCCCCAGCTAATCAGCATCACAGATTGTGATTATGTAGCAGGCCCGCGCAAATCAGCGCATTCTGTCACTTCGTCTGGGCAGGAGGCGGACCCCCATGAAATACCAATTCATGCCGATGTTCTGGGGCGATTTCTTCGCCAACACCCTGCATTTGTCGGCGCAGGAGCTTGGTGCCTACGTTGCCTTGATTGGTCACGCTTGGGAGCATGACGGCAATATCGCGGTTGCTGATCTGCAGCGAGTGGCCAGGGTTAGCAACTGGCATTGGACAAAAATCCAGGTCCGATTGGAGCCATTTTTTAACACCTTGAAGGTGCGAAATAATTGGCACCATGAACGTGTACATTCAGAGCGTACCAAGGCGGCCGAAATCTCCAACAAACGCAAGGAGGCAGCTCTGCAAATGCACAGAAAAAGCAATGCAAGTGCATATGCAAGCCATCACGCATCTACAACTACAGCTACAAAAGAACGGGGAAAAACCCCTCAAAAGGGTTTTTCTCCCGTTCAAGAACAACCGCTTCCGTTGCCTCTAGAGAAGAAGGGAAAGGAAAATATTCCGGCTCGCTCGCTCGCTGCGCTTCCTACGGGCGCGCTTACTCGCGAGCCTAACAGCGAGCCAGCCGAGAGAAAGTGGTCGACCGACAAGAAAGCCGAGGAGTTGACCTTGGCCGAAATCAACGCGCTATGGCGATTGCATGGAGGGCGAACATGACGGCCGAAAAGAAGCTCAAGATGGACGAAGGCAGCAGAGATTTTGGCGACATTCCAATTTGGGCCAAGGAAGGCAAAATCACCTTGAAAAACTACGATCTGCGCGCCGAATTGCATGGCGCCAAAATTAAGGAATGGAAGAAAAACTGGCCGTTTCTGTCGCACAAAGCGGAACGCCAAGCGACCGCTGACGAACACGCCTGGGATTTATACTTCCGCGATCACCTCAAGGGATTTCCTCCAACCTATCGGTTGTTTCGCGATGGCGTGATCGAATTCTTGAACGTGCCGGAAACCCGGCCGGAATTGTTTGATCGAACCTACCAACCAAAGCAGCCCCGCCCATGAAACGCTACGTCATCATGGCCAAGGAAAACTACCCAGGCGCCGTCATCCGCGAAATCTGCCGCTGCGAAACCAACGCAAAGGTCATCCGCGATGCCCTCGCCGACTACACCGTGACAGGCTCACAAGGCACTCGAATATACAAGTTCAACCACGTTGAAATCCTTGAGATTTCCCCCCGCAAGAAAACGGAGGCCTGCGCCCAAATGAAGAAAGCCATCAGAAATGTTGATAGCTTTTCTGGCAAGCCATCTGCAAATCAGATAGCTAGCGTTCTCGACCAGATCGACGCCATGAGGGCAGGCAATGGCGAGCAAGCGGCGCCGCAAGGGCAGGCCACGCAAGACCGGCCCGCGCTATCGCAACGGAAAACTGAGGCTGAGCAGCCATGAACCAGCGGTTTCCCCCGCGGCGATCGCGGCCACGCAGCCCCACCGCAAAGGCCTTGGAGATCGTGCGGCTGACGCGGCGGCCGAAAGCGAATTGGGCCGGATGGTCCTCCGCAGTCAGATCAGCGCGCTCCAATACCTTGCCGGCCAACGCTACGCCGCCCAGTGGCGAGCCTACCTCGCCACGCTGGATGCCCCTAGAAGCCCCAGGCGAGGCCATGGGCGCGGAAATCCCTGCGCCGGGTGTCCCACAGCCACCGACCAGCGAAACTGCGCCTGTGAGCACGCCAAGGCCGCCTGGTTCCGGTCTGCTTTTGCCCTGACGCCGGCCGAAGTGATTGTGACAGCGCGGGTGTGCTGCTGGGAGATCGCGTGCCCGGAGGGGATGATGGCCGTTCTTCGTAGTGGATTGGACGCGCTGGCGGAAAGTCTTGGCTTGACAACGCGGAACAAATCGCTTCCACGTCTAAATGCAGGATCGGAGTATGACGCTCAAGGTCAATCGTCGAGGTCGACCTCGTAAGCTCGGCTCTCGATACGCTGGCAGCGGCAGTCTAATCCACGGTGCAAAACCTCAATCCCAACTATGTCCGAGCCGTGCCGTGAAGCTGTACATCGGCAAGCAGTACACCGGCGTTGCAGTGCAGCCGGATGAACATTGGGTCGGCATGTATCGCGTGCATTGGCCGGATCAGCCGCCCTCGGTCATGGTCAATCTGAGCCGCGCGAAAGACGCAGCCATGCGATGGGTGGGCCGCGCTGGTGGCGCGCAGGGCCGGCAACTGAATTGGAAGTACACGCAAAGGCCCGGGTGAGGGCGACTGGTGCGTTAAAACGCTCGGCCCCTACCCAACTAGCCTAACCCAGGAAATGACGCGACCTCCTCGCGCTGGCGCCTGGGATAGCGGCCGGCGGCTCCGGTCCCGAACGAGCCGCCGGTTTGTTCCCTGTTGGTTCGTTCCCTATGATTTCAAACATTGGGGGGGCAGCATGCCGAGCCAGCACGCGCCGCATGATCACGACTACGACGGTCGCCCGCCGGTCGGCTGGCAGGATGACGATGTGCTGCTCGAGCGGCTGTGCCGCTACCATCCCGAGCGCATCCCGGATGAATTGAGGGCGAGGTTTTGCACCGATTACATGCGTGCGCGCGCGCCTCTTGTGGCTGCTGCGCTATCGCTATCTGCAGCTTAACCTGGGGATCGTGACTAGCCGGGGCCATGATCAGTTCTAGCCTTGGCCACGGCCTAGCGCCGGCGGCTCTCCCGTAACCCTGGGCCGCCGGTAGGCTACTTGTGCTTGCGGGTCGGCTTGGCCTTGGCCTTGCTTTTGGTCGGGCGGCCGCGCCTGACGTGCTGCTTGCTGGCCGAGCTTCTGGTGGTGCGGTTGGCCTTCTGGGTGTGGTGAGCATCGAGTTCGTCGTCGGCCTCACGCTTGGCGGCGCTGTCGTCGGCCTGTGACCGCCGATTGGCGTCGTCCTGATGGGTTTGCTGCTTGGCTTCCTTCTGGTGCTTGGCCTCGTAGCCGGGCTCATGCTCGGGTGCGCGCTTGGCCTCGGATTGCGGGCCGGTTTCGCGCCGCTTGGGCTCCGGGGTTTCGTACTGCTGGCCGGGTTGGATGGGCGAGCCGGGCATGGTCTGCTTAGTGGTTTCGGTCGGTCGGGAGTGCTTGGGGTCGCGTTGTTCGTTGGCGCCTCCTGGCGAGGCGGGCTTGGGTTGCTCGTTCTGGCCTGGCATGGTTGCCATGGGATGTTTCCTCAGTGATTTCCTGAATGGGGTATTCAGGATCACGAAGACAATGCGCCAAAGTTCCCGATGTTCAATTTTGAACAGACAGGCTGATTGCTTGGGGTAAGGTGGCCCGGATCGCACGGGCCTGCCGGACACCCCCCGGCTGGCGTTTGCCGATCATGCCGCCGGTTCGAAGCGGCGGACGACCGCACGGCGGCAACGCGATCGACAACCGGACTACTGGTGGCGCGAGGGGGCAGGGTTCGGACACCAGCGGCCGTCAACGCAGATGAACATACAGAGTTCCATTGCCGCTGGCAACAGTATGTGACCGATCCGTTGCCACGGCCTGTGGATTACGGGTTGTCGAGCCAGACCCCGTAGGCAACGGCACAGGCAGCAACCAAGGCGATGAGCAGCACGCCTAGCGCGGTGATCAGCACAATGACATCGCCGCTCATGCTTTTAGTCTATCCATGGGCGGATGATCGCTCGAATACCAATAGGAACAGCGCAGACGACGACGGTGAACCCAAAGCCCATGAGGGCGATCAGTAAATCTGATGGCATGACTACCTCGCAAGAAGCTTGAGCAGCAGATAGGCACCAATGAGGAGTGCCAGCGGGAAGAAGATCATGTCGGCCATGGTTTATCCTCGACATAGGCGCGGCCCGGCGCCAAACTTGCGGCAAGGCACCGAGCCGCTAGCGATCGCCTTGGTGGGTACTTCCCCGGCGATCGTGTTGGTTATGCTGCCGCTACGTCGAGTGTCTTCTTCTTGCGCCGAGCCGCCAGCAGGCCGAGGCCGGCAAGACCGGCCGCAAACAGCGGAAGCGCAGCTGGGATTGGCACCGCCGTCAGGATTGGTACGATATAGAAGCTCTCGCCGCCGTCCGTGGCATGATCCCATGCCGCCCGGAATAGCAGCCGATCGCCGATATTGATGCTGGAGAGATCGAAGCCGGTGATCAGATAGTCCGCGCTGCCGTTGCCGTTACGGATGTTCGGGATGGCAGTAGCGGCGAGGTCGAAGATGATCGTCGGAGTGTCTCCCACCTGACCGAAGTTAATCAGCTGGAAGAGCGACAGCGTTTCCTTGTTGCCATCGGCTCCGCCGGCGGTGTTGACATCGACCGCAACGCCGAAGGTAAGCGTTTGATCGCCGACACTGGTCAGGAAGTTTTTCAACAGTGCGCCGGTGTAGAACGTGCCCTGGACGTTGTTGCCGAACTCACCGGTGGTAGCCGACGAGAACAGGTTGAACGAACTGTCGTTACCTGTGCTGTTAAAGTTGTTGTAGCCAAATCCCGTGGGATTATGGGCCTGGGTTGTGGCGCAGATGATGCAAGGGGCGCTGCTCGACTGTGGCACCACTTGGTCATCGGCTAGGACGTTGATGCTCAAGTTATTGAGCACTGCCGCGCTGGCTGGTGCGATAAGAGCCGTGCCCGCCAGCAGGACGGCTGCGAGTAGTAGTCTGTTCATGTGGATATCCTCGGGGGGTGATTTGCCGCCCGCAATTGACAACACGCTGTGGAGCCGGTGTCAATTAAAGGAATTAATTAACCTTGCGCTGGGTCACAGAATGTGACAGGTTCTCCTGCCAGTTAACAGGAGGATAGGTCATGAGCAAGCACACACCGGGGCCATGGGCGATGGTCCATGAGGGCGGCGCCGATGGCGGTTATTACATTGGGGCAAAAGATCAGGTTGTGATCTTGCCTCGGGGCCGCATGGATGAGGCCGACGCCCGCCTGATCGCTGCCGCGCCCGATCTGCTGGCGGCGCTGAAGTTGCTCGTTGCTTTTGGCGAAGGTTCTTTTGCCCAAGCGGTCGGTGCTTGGGAGCAAGCCCGTGCCGCCATCGCCAAGGCCGAGGGTGCGTCATGAAACGCCTGCTCCTCTGTTTGGTAATGGCACGCGCGCTAATCACGCCAGCCTACGCACAAGCGCCCGGATGGATACCGACCGGGGAATGGCAGTGCGGTCCCAACGTGCGCATTGTCGTGAGTATCGATGGCTATGGTGCGATGAACTTCTTCGTGGCCGGCGCTTGGTTCGACAACAACTACACGGTGCGTCGGGGCCAACTCTACTACAACAGCATTCCTTGTGCTTCCGTTGGCAACGTGTGGCCACCACAGCCGCCACGCAAACGAGTTGCCGGGCCGCCAGACCCGCCATCTGATGATTGAGGTGCTGTGATGCCCTACGATCCGCGCATGCTGCAGATGGCCCGGGCCGGCATCGGCATGATGGCGCCGGAGCCGTCGCCGTTCGAGCGTGCCGCGCCACAGCAGCCCAAGCAATGGTGGGAGCAGCCGTTGCCGATGGGGAAATCAAGGGGGGCGCAATCTCCCCAAGACGATCCGTCCAACCCGGACGACCCCAACGCGCCCAAGAAGAAGCCGCCCAGCCTGCTCGACATGATGATGGGCCTCGGTCGCATGACGCCGCAGCAATACAACCAGCGCATGCATGGCGGTCCTCCCGGCCAACAGCAGGGCATGGCTCAAGTCAGCCCGTGGGCGTGGCTCGGCGGGCTCGGTGGAGGGTACAAATGACTGACACCTATTCAACCATGCCTGACGACGAGGCGACCGAAGGGCCACAGCCGCCGCAGGAGGAAGCCAGCGAGCCCGGCGAGGGCAAGAAGCAAACGCAGCAGGCGGCCAACTACCGCGAGGGCAACCCGCAGCGCAGTTGCGGCCTGTGCGGCCACTTCGACAGCAAGGGCCACAGCTGCGATGTGGTCGACGGCGACATTTCGCCGTTCGGGTTCTCTGATCTGTATTTGCGGCAGGATAATCCGTTCCGCGAGGGCGAGAAGGAAGCCTTCAAGGGCGGCACCAAGGTCGCGGCGATCGCGCCCGCGGTCGGGCCTCCCGGACTGATGGCGATCGGCCGGCAAGCGTATGGTGCGGCGTGAGAGCACTGGTTCTCAGCATTGTGTTGCTCGCGGCCATCCCCGCCTTCGCGGGGACAAGCGTGGTGCAGGCCGAGGATCGCAAGTGCAACACTACTCGCGATTGCCCTGCTCCTTCGAAAAGATACGTCACCAATCCGAATGAATATGGCTGGGGCGCCACGGCCGACAGGGACTGCACGCCGAAGCGCGTAAAGGGCTTCGGCTGGAAGCAGAAGAAGGATGTGCTTTGCGAGTGTCTCCCTGACTGCAGGCCTGAGAGCGAATGAGCGATGCCGAGTTCAACCGCTGCTGGCCCTGGCTGGAAGCCTCGCTGAACGAATTCGGCGCCACTCACACCAAGGATCAAATCAGGGATGCGATCCGCCATGGCGCGGTGCTGTGGCCGGGCGAGCAGGCCGTGATCCTGACAACGATGGTGACCTATCCGATCGGGATCCGCTGCTGCTCGGTCTGGCTGCAGGGCGGTGAGCTCGAAGAACTCAAGACCATGTATCCGACGATCGAGAAATACGCGCGAGCGCAGGGCTGTGATTGGATGATCGGCTGGGGCCGTGACGGCTGGCTCAAGGCCATGCCGGGTTGGCAAAGCTGTGGCACGCGGCGAAGGAAAATCCTGACATGATGCATCGACCGTGGGATTGCGCGCAGCCGGATGAATGGTTGCCGCAAAGCCTGCGGCTATGCTGGGGCGGCGGCGGGGAGAGCAGCGGCGACGGCGGCGGCGGCTGGGGCGGTGACGGCGGATTTGGCGCCACCACCGGCGGCGGCGATTGGGGCAGTTCGGGCTCCTACGATGCGTCCGGCTTTGATGCTGGTGGCATCGGGGCCTGGGGCGGCACCGCCTACGATGCGTCCTATATGGGCACCGGCATGGGCGGCGGTGGCGATTGGAGCAGCTTCGGCGATACCAATTACTCCGGCTTCAATGCCCCCAATCCGACCTTTGCCGACGTTGCCGGGCCTAATCCCGGGGTGACGACCGGCGGCGGCGATTGGGGCTCGGCCGGCACGTTCAGCGCGGC